CCTCCCTGATAATCTTTTCCAGCTTGTTATAACGAAGTTCAATTGCAGTTTCATACATGAACGGACGTGAAGGCATACCGCTTGTAAAACGATAACCTCCGCTTCCATCAGGATAAAACCATCCAGTTACGCTAACCCCATTTATAATATATTCTTTGATGTTATCACCAGTGTTATAATTCCATCCCATGCTATCACCTATGTATGGACTTGCCTCACCTTTAGGACCAGTACCAAATTCAACGAACATGGCACAATCTCCTACTTCTAACATCGCATAACAATTACCTGATTTCTTGGTTACAGAACTAAGCATATCGCCAGTTTCTATAGCATCGAATTTAAATATTTTATCAATAATAATTGTATAGCCTTCATCAGCTAACCGCTGTACTAATAAATCTGCTTTTTTATTTATATCTTGTTTGTACTGCTCCAATCGCTTAATAGCCCTATCAACACTTTTATCACTCAGTTTTATTTTTATTTTCATTAATATTTACTTTCTCGATAGCATACTTGATACAACTGTAGCTTGGAGCAACCGCTTTTACTTTATAATTGTATGGCTTGGTTTTTGGTATCCCAATCCATAAACGTGTAAATTCATCTATAGTACAAGACGTGTTGTGGGTTGTCATCGTCCTATCATACTTTAGATCATTTCCAAATATATCTTCATTTGCTTCACCTTTGTTTGAACTTACACATAAACGCATTGATTTAATATCGCCATATCCTTTTACTGGATTGCCATATTTATCAACCGTTTCACCCACCCCGTAATCTTGATAGAAGATAGTCTGCTGATTAATTAATAAATCTCTCATAATATTTCACACTTAGGAATGATTCTATTAATAAGAGCTTTAGAAATATCAGCAGTATCATATGTACGTGAAATGCCGTTTTCATTTCTTTGCACTTCACCCTCACTGCCTCGGCGATTGTACATTTCAACGCACATTTGAACCTGAATTTCTTTATATCTATCTTCTATAAATGTTTCTCCTAAATCATTTAATGGGTATTCTCCAAAAGGATATCTTTCGTTCAGAATGACACCTTTACTTAGTTCTAAAAGTACACTTATATCATCATCAGTTATTTCAGGTACTAATAATTTCAGCATTTCTCCTTGTGTCATCCTAAATTACCTCCTATCCAGCAGTTGTTTTTTTAACTAATTTAACCGCTTGTGTTGTATCAGTAAAAGCAAATATTCCATACTTACGATGATACATTGTATTTAAACGTTTATTTGCATCTGTACGTTCGTTTTCAATTTCTACACCTTTTTTATTGTAGTAAGTTACTGCTTTTTTTGTTGCTAAAATTACACTTCCTTTTGTTGCAATGTTTGAAGTGTATAAATTAACTCCATTTACAGTTCCAATATATCCATGACGAACAAAATCAGTAATATATTTCAAATCATCTTTTAAATTTTTACGAATTTCAGCCTTATCATCTTTATGAACAAAACCAAATATTTTTAAACTTTCATCCTCGTTATCAGGAAACAAAGCTACACCATCAACGAAAGCATTAAAATCAAATTTATCTACTTCAGCTGTTAATTCAGCTCTAGCAAATTCAGCCATAGCTTTTTTATTTGAGGTGTTGTAAATATCTACAACTGCATGTCCTTGTCCTTTAGCAATAATATTAGGATCACGCATTAATTCTTCATCGTACCATGGGAATCTGTTTTGTAATAATTCAATTACATATTCTTTTTCAGTACGATTAACTTCAATGTTTTTAGTGTTCCCTTCACCCATCTGCAATACTTCTGTACCATTTGTTGCAGTATATACTCCAATTTTTACTTTGTCTCCTACAGTTCCAGTTAAACTGTTATCAACTGTACAGAACTGCATTAAATCTAATTTGCTTTCGTACTGGTCCTCAAAATTTGTTTGTAATACGAAATTATCATAACCAACATGTGTGTGATTTAATTCTGGCATTTTTATTACTCTCCTTTTACTATTTGTTTGAATGTTTCAGGGTCGTTTTTATATAATTCTTGTCTTTCTTGCAGTGACATTTTCTTTATCGACTCTCTTGTAATACCTTCATTTCCACTTCCACCCTCAGGTGTCTTAGTGTTTTTTAATAATTCATCTGTTGTATTCTTTTTTACTGATTCGGCAAATTTACTTTGATTAGCAATAACCTTTGAAAAATCGCCATCTGCCATAGCTTCCGCAGTTTCCTGAGCTAATTTTGCATCATACCCAAGTTCAACTAACTCTGCTTTTCTTTCAGCAATAGTTGTTTTTCTTAGCAGTGCATCATAGTTATTCTGTAATTCTTCATTCGCTTCATTTTGAGCAATCTCTAACTGCTCTTTTTCACTTAACGTAGAATTATATTTCTTCTTCCAGGAACTCGCTTCTTTGCTTGCTTCATCTTTTAGCTTTTTCATTTTGTCGTATTCTTCTTTATCGACAACTGAATCAGATTCAGGTAAATCAGCTAATGCTTGCTGGATTTCTTCAAATGTCATACCTTCTTTGTACTTTTTGCCTAAATATTTCTTTAAATCCATAATTATTCTCCTTGCTCTTTTAAGTTTTTCTCTAACTCTTGCTCGTTATCGACCTTCTCCGTCGTTTGCTCCTTAACGTTCTTCTCCAACTGTTCCTCACTGTCTTTATAAACCTGTTGTGGATCAGGGAATAAATCAACAGTTTTAATTGCATGACGCATATTTATTCCAGCACTTTGTAAATTCATAAGTGCTTGTGTCTTGTTTAACAAATTACTTATTTTGTTTCTATTAAACTTAATATCTATATCAGCTAAACATAAGTTGCTAATGTTGTTATCTTTTGAACGTTCAATAATGTTTTTTATTACCAAAAGCATTTGACGTTCACTGTCTCCAAATAATGTTTCTGCTGACTGAGCATTCTCTTCAGCTAACTGCCAGCCTGATTCTCCCAACATTAGCGCAACTCCAGTATTTCCACCTGATGACTGACCTCTTGCTGGTGTACCAGTAATCTGCAGAACTTGCATATACAGATAATCCGCAAGTGTTTGTACTTCGGTTTGATTTAATTCAGTTTTAATGTACTGCAGTATTGGTGTGTTCCCATCACGTGATTTAGTAGCAATACCGCCTTCTTGACGCAGTTCAGCAAACTGTTCTGAATCAATTTCAATGTTGTTAAACCACAACAACGACTGAATAAACTGTGCCAACCCGTTCATTCTGTCTGAGGTGCATAAATTTATAGCTTCCAGTAAATCTAATACACGTTCAAAGCATCCCATTCTAGAAACATCGTTTTTATATTCGATTATTGGAATAGCCCCAATCCCGTTTATGGATTCTTTCAGCTCTCCTTCAGGTGTAAATATGTTTCCATATCTGCCTATTGTTTCATATACATGATTGGGAGTGTATATCGTGTAATGAGTAAGATTGTCATTATCAGTCCAGTAGCTAACACCAGCCATAGGTTCCTGAAATACATCTGCACTATAGATAACAAATGTATTCTTTGGGTCTAAATTAGTGATTCGAAAATCACTAACACCCCTTTTAACCTTATATGGTGTAACCATTCGATAGCCTACACCGCAAATAGCAAACGTTCTAGCAAGTTCCTGATCTTTGTAATATTTCCCTTCTTCAAAAAGCATTTCATTTAGCGTATCTACAACCTCATCACCTTCTGATTCAGTATTAGATATATCTTTATTGGCACGCTGAACATAACTTATTGGTTGTCCAAAAACATATCCAACTTTGAAATTAACAATTTCATGTGCGTGATTTTCTACAATCTTATTATTTATTTCAGGTCTTACATCCTTTACCCGATAGAGAATGTTTTGATTGCCTTTTTCATATTCAAACAATCGCCTTATCTGCCCTCTGTTCCACTGATGTACGCTCATTGCTTTAGCCAAAACATCATGGATATTTGCTTTGGTTATTTCATTTACATCTGTGGTGATGATTTTTCTACCGTTAAACTGATTTACTGCTAATTCTCCTATAGTGTTCATTTATCCACCTCCTAACAAAAAAAGCCGACTGCTACGTTTCATACACGTAACAAATCGGCTCAAGGCTCTACTTTATTTAAATTAATCTTTACTGCTTTTTTATCTTCCTTACACCATAGATATACTGTTCCTTTAGAACCTTCTTCTACAGCACCTAAAAGTTTCTTTTTACCCCTTTTAGCACATTCGGGGCAATATATATATTTTTTCATTCATATACCCCTTTTCTAATAATAGCGTACATACAGAAAACTTTGTTGTCAAGCTATATCCCTAAATTTTTTCTGCTAAAAGTCGTAATTGTTTTAAATCTTCCGCTTTCTCTAACCTCAGCAAGCATAGCCATACTATCAGGTGCATCATCGTTTTTATTTTTTCCTATTATTTTAAATGCATAAATATTATTCATGAACAACTGATACTCTTTGCTTCTGTGCCCGCTATCTAAATAATAAAATTCTCTAATCTCAGGCGCACGTTCAAATATACGTGCTTCTTTTCGCTTGTTGGTAGGTGCTGGCTTACTGGTTATCGTACATTTATAATCACGACGTTTTAACTCATTTTCTACCCATTCAGCATATTCACTACCTCCATTGTTAGCTTCAAACTGAACATATTTAACTTCATTTTTAATAATACAATCTACAATCAGTGGTCTTGTAATAGTTTTATCACCATTATTAAATACTACATCTGGAATAAAATCGCCATTCTCTGTTTCTATACATACTGGTGCACTTACATAATCTCCACCACCCCATGCTACGTCAACTGTCATATATTTTCTTACAGATTCATCAGTAATAACCCCATTGTAAAAATTCATTGTATCTGGTGTAAATAATGCCCCATCACGTTCAATCGGTTCTCCCATATACTGTGCTAACCACGAAGCCATATCATTATTACGCTCAAACTGTGCTCTTAACTGTTTATAGTAGTCTGTATTGAAACCTACATTGTAATCATAATTAAAATTAGATTCATCATTTTCATTAAGTGCTGGTAAATTTATTATTTTGTATCTTACTTTCTTACCTTCTTCATCGTTTTGTAAAAAGTCCATTCTTAAACCAGCGGGATCGATAAGCGACCAGCGTGTACCGATCCATATTTTTTTTGCAGTCTGTTTAGCACGTGGAATCAGGTTGTTAGAAACCTTGGACCATGCACCTATCATACGATCCTTGTTCAACGCTTCTTCAATACCGCCGATTAAATCGTCTGATATTAAATACCCCTTACAGTCACAAGCCCCGTTCAATGTTCCATACAATGAACGACAAGTCAATGTTGGGTAACGTTTTTTACGGTTTATATCGATTGTTTCCTTTTTAGCATCAGTATTAGCAATACCTGAATTATTAAATATTTTTTTCCAGTTGTATGTATAGCTGTCTGTCATTACCTCCAATACACCAGTATACATAGCCGATGTAATCGTATCTGAAAATGCACTATATAAATTTGTGGCTTCACCATCACGCCCCATTATCCATGTGATAAACAGCATCAATATTGTAGTTTTACCCGTCCTAGGGGGTTGAGATACAAATAATTCGTCTAATTCATCATCTGCCAGTGCTTGGAGTTGCTCGGTTATAGCTTTTAACACTTTCCTTCGTGGCTGGTAAAATCTTTCCTCAGGTGGTCTATCAATTTCTAGATAAATTAAATAATCTTCAAAACAGTATGGTGCTCGTAATAGTAAAACTTTTCTGTAAAGTTCATACCATTCTTCGCCGTTACGGATATTTTTTATTACTGCCTTTTTTACAAGCCCACTGGCTTTTTTTATACTAACTTCACTTGTTTCTAGTCTACATAACTCAAAACAACTGTTTACTATCTCAAAATTATTTCCTTTTTTATTTAACGCATTTGCTATTTTATCTACATACATTATAAAAGCCCCTTTCCTTTCGGCTCAGGGCTCTAAATTTATTCTAAATCATTTTATGTGTATTTTCAATACATAGTATTGTCTGCTCTATAAACAATCTGCCTTCATTGGTCCATTTTAACCAGTTGTGCTTTATTTTTACATAACCCCTATTTTTATATCTTCTATAAAGATGCCATCTTCCTTTACGAGAATACTGTATCTTTTGGTTTTGTAAAACTTTATTTAATGCTTTAGCACTCATGTTATGCTCTTTGGCAATTTCCTCAGTAGACCATAAACGGTTTACTTTGTTTTCCTTGCATTCCAGTTTAAATTTAAGCTGGTTATTTTCTAAAATTAACTGCTGGTTATATTTAACTTCATCTACTAATCTTTCTAATGCTTCAAGATAATTATTAGGTAAAGCTGGTGTTTTTATTGCCTTTTCCATTTCCTCGAAACGATTAACGTATTGTGCAGTAAATATAACTCCCTTTTCACCAGTAAGTTTATTAGCTACCATTTCACAGCCTTTCTTGGTTAAAAGATAGCATTTTAAAGTACGTCCAGTACTGTCTTCATACTCACTTGGTACAAAGAATTCTACTGGGCTCAATTTTGAGCTGAGTAAAATATCCTCATAATTCCGTATTTTTTTTAATAAATTTTTATGTTGCATTTCAATCATCCTAGCAACTTCTCTACTGTCGATTGTTTCAATTGTGTGGCTTATTATTAGTTCATTACTCATAACTATCACACTCCTTATTGGTATTTTTAAACCAATATCTAGTTACAATACTATATATTTTTTTTAAAGCATCTTCATTTAACTGGTGTAGCATTTCATCAATATAGTATACACATGTTGTTTTATCCATTCTCATTTACCTCTTTTCTTTAGTTTGAAATTTGAGGTATTTAATGCTATAATCTAAATACCTCTAGTGGGTAGATATTCGAATAAATTTGGTCGTTTAACGAATATCTTCGATGGATGTCAGTTCAACATTAAACCGTAATTGTTGGACTGACTTTTTTTGTCCTTCTAATAACCTTATCAATTACTAAACTTCTTACTTCCTTACCTTTAAAACTAAATTTTAATAAATCGTTCATTTTCCTACTCCCCCTTTCATTAATCTTTTATATTCCTCTTTTGGAACATAATCTAATTCAAGTACTAATTTTTCCAAATCAATAAAGAACTGTCTAAATTCATGACCAGCATCTGTATCAGCCATCATACAAATGTGCTTTGCAAAATCTAAAGATATTAGGAAATCTTTAGTTGGTCTACCTCCTCCAGAGGTTTTCACCATCGTGGTGAAAACTACCCAATCAATATTTTCTTTAAACCATTTGTTATTGATAATATTCATTGTATACCATCTTTTCCAATGTGCTTTATTCAATCCCAATTTATCATAAAGTTCTCTAGCACGCACCACTTGTCTACCATTATGATTTTGTACTGGTATTAAACCATGGTTAAATGATTGCTCATATTTAGCGACTTCCACACAATGTTCAATGAATTCAGGTTCTAAATCAGAATAATCCTCAAGGTTGGTTATTATCAGTTCTTCATCAGTAATTAACTTATCATCATCAGGATACTCATAATTACTTACTTCATCAATCTTACACATATTCCTATTCCCCTTTCTTTTCTAAGTCTTTTTTGATTAGATCAAGTACATAATTTTTTATGCTCTTATCTAGTTGTAATGCTTTAGTTTTGATTTCCTTATGTAAATCTTTTTCCATTTCAACTACCACACGTTTCATATTATTCACCAACCTTTCTATGTGAATACATAATATCATATGTAATTACATATTTCAAGTAGTTATTATTATTTTTACATAATCAATGGAATAAAAACATAATTAATTGTATAATAATAAATGAAAGAGGTGAATACAAATGATTGATAATAAATTAGTTGGTGATAGAATTAAAATTTTAAGAAATAATATGAATATGACACAAAATGATTTTTGTGAACTAATTAATTGTACTCAAGCCACTTTATCTGGCTATGAAAACGGAACAAAAAATCCGTCTTTAGATAATTTACTAATTATAAGTGAAAAATGCAATGTAACTATGGATTGGTTATGCGGTCTATCCAACATTCAAAAAACAAGTAATTTTACATCATATACAGATATATTTAATTTACTCGTTAGTATATGTAAATCTATAAGTATTGATTTAGAGGAGCAACATTATTCTGCTGATGAAGATGATTTTGAAATCATTTTAAAAGCCAAAAACCCTATTTTATTTGAATTTCTATCTAAGTGGTTTAAAGTAAAATCAATATATGACGACCAAACTTTAGATGATGATACATATGAGATTGTTGTCAAATCATTGATTGATAAATACAAAAATATTCCTATTTATTATGACAAGTTGGCTGAATTAGATAAACAAATTTCTTTTGATTAACAAAAAAACCCTTACTTAAATAAGTTTGGGTTTTTTTTATACATCATATGTTGTTATTAAACAGCAGTGTAATTGTTTTGCGCCTCGGCATTGTCAGATTTCAATACATCATATGTTGGTATTAAATAATATCATCAACACCTGCTCCATATTCCATAAGCTTATTTCAATACATCATATGTTGATATTAAGCTAATCATCTTAATTAATATCTATATATTCTGCATTACAACTTGGTACAGTAATACTTGCACCAGTTACAGATTCGTAAGTATACAATCCATTACATTCACCATAAACTGTTACTCTATCGCCTTCCAAATAACGTCCTTGCCCTTCCTTGTATGCATATCCTAATAGTATAACATTATCATAATTGCCTTTAGTTGCAATTCTCATTTGTGCACCTTTACCACCTGAAATGTCATTAACTTGGATTACTTTACCAGTGAATTTCATTTTTTCACCTTTATGCTTGTCACCATTTCTTGCCAATTCCTCATAAGAGATAGACTGACACTGAGCTTTATAATCTTCCTCTGTTATCGTAGTACATGTAATAGGTAATTCACAAGACAAGCCTTTATAAGCTATATTAAAAGTAGTAGTCTGGCCAGTCGTTAATTGACCTGAATTTGATAACACCCAACCATCAACTTTTTTTTCTGTCCCATCTTCCTTTTTCCCCATAACAACAATAGGTGAATTCTTATCAATTATAGTTCCATTTTCTGTATCCCCAGTATAAGTGGCACTAATAGAAACTATTTTATCTTCGATTTTTATTTTAATTTTATTTGCATTTATTCTTTTTCTATTTTTCTTAGATACAGCATAAAATTGTATTTCTGCGTCGCCTTCTCTACGTGCTTTAAAAGAATTATCTTCTGGATAATATTCTAATTCCATAACACTGTAATTTACATCAAATTCATAGTTATGCATAGTATCCTCGGGCTCAAAAAACACATTCACATCAAAAGTATCACCTACAAATACAGTATCATTCTCTGTTGTAGCCTTAAATGTCACTTCTTTCTCTCCCCCGCACCCTACAACACCTACACATAATAATAAAACTAATATCCCTTTAATTATTTTTTTCATAACATCCTCCCCTTTGATTGTTACTATAATTATACCTTATTAAACATAATTTTACAATATTTACCATTACTGCTTAACAAAAAGGCACTATCTCAGCGCCTTACAATGCATATTCTACTTTTTCTTTATCAAACTGCTCTAATTTAGATATAATTTCTAGATATTTATCTTCATATAAGTTTTTAAAATCACAAATAACTCCGCCTATTTCTTTTCTGTTAATTGTAACTTGTTTATGAGTTCTAATATAACTTATTTTATTTAAATTACAGTCAGGATAATCTATGGGATTTATTTTTATATCATAGTCCTGATTCCTGCGTCTTTTATCAGAAATCGTAGATATTGGAAGTACAATATAATCATTGTCTAATACCCCATATCCAGCTATAACTAAACCAGGTCTAGATTTAAACTTCATAGCAGAACTTCTCGTATCATAAAATGGAGTAATTATTTTTCCTATCAAATTTAACACTCCACATCATCAAATTCATCATAATACATATCCCATACTGCATCATATGGTCTAACTTTTCTTGCATCTATGGCAATATCCTCTATTTTCATTTCTTTATCTCCTGGATATCCTTCTGGTATTCCTATTCTACTATTTTTCCATGAATACTCCTCATGAGATAAATTTCTTAAATACCAGGAATCGTAATAGCCATACTGTTCAAAAACATTCCTTACAATATAAGCCTCTTGCTGATCTAATTTTTTTGTTAGACAAACAATCCCATGTTCTTTATCATATCTTTTTCTTACTTCAGTAGAAACAGGACCATGTACCCATCCCTCAAAACTCTCATTAAACATAGGTTTTGAAGTTAATGCTATACTCTCACGTTGAATAAAATACAATAGTTTCTGTAGTTTTAATTCATCTATTTTATCTCCAGTTTTTTCCTGATAATATTCATATAAATATTGAGCAACTGATAAAATACTAGTCATGTTTCACACCCCCTTCTAAACATCTTTACTATAACACATTATTTATAATTTGTATAATGCTTTAATTATATTTTTAAAAGTGGTTTAATAGCATAATTTTCTAAATCTTTTTTTTACGTTTTGCACATCATTAACCCCTAACATAATTATAATACGTTCTTTTACCAATACCTATTTTTTGGCATGCTTCAGTTACCTTACTACCGTTATTTACCATTCTAATTACTTCATCAACTTTATCCTTAACATCTGGTCTACCAAACTTTACCCCTCTTTTCCTAGCTGATTCAATCCCTTCACGTTGTCTTTCCAGCATTGTAAGTCTTTCTTGTTCAGCTACAGAACTCAATACCTCCAGTATTATATTGTTTATCATTTCAATCACCCATTCCTGACCATCCAGTTTAATCATCGTTGTGGGCATGTTCATAATTCTTAATATAACTCCCTTTTCCTTGAAATAGTTAAATTCAGTTGCAATATCCCTCTTGCTTCTTGACAGCCTATCCAGTGCATGAATATAAATCTCATCACCAGCTACTGCTATTTCTTTTAGCTTCTGATAATTTATTCTATCAGTACTCTTACCGCTCACCTTATCACAGAATATATTTTCAGTTTTTACATATTTGTTTAAACTGTCAATCTGTCTGTCCAGCTTTTGTTCTCTGGTAGATACACGAGCATAACCGTAAATCATATCTATTCCTCCTCATCATTCAGAATAACCGATCTAGCTACCTTATTACTACCATTCTTTGGTCTTAACACAATCTCATAACCTAATGCATCCATCATTTTAATCAGATTATTAGCTTTAGGATTATTTGAGCTTAATACTGTACTTAAACTTGTTGATCTTGCATATCCCATTCTCTCGCTTAACTCTATCTGAGTTAGGTTTTCTTGTTTTAGAATCTTTTTTACTGCTTGTTTTATTTTCATTTATATCACCTCAAATACATTTTACTTATATATACGTTAAATGTCAATGACCTTTTTAATTTTGCGGGTGGAAAAGGACCTTAGATATACTAATATACCGCCAAACAAGACCCCTAGGGGTGCATAAAGGCGGTATTTTATGCACAATTAAATTATACTCATAAATAAGTAATAAGTATTGTTTTATCACTCGTTTACAAGTATAATAATAGTGTGGTAAGTAAATTACTTATTCACAAGTATTTAGTAAAGGAGGTGATAAACAATGACAATAAAAAAAAAAAGTAGAGCTATATAAAGAGTGGTGCAACACTCTAGGACTTAAACCACAACATGGTAGTAACCTAATAGCCTACTTCAAACGCTAATATGTAGGGGCTTATATAGCCCTTACATAGATAGTATATCACAAACACTTAAATATATAAAGGGGGTGATATGATGCGATTGAGTGATAAAAGAAACTTTGCACTAAGACAAATATATTTTATCTGGTGCAAACAAAAAGGCTATAAACCAAGTCGTTATTTACACAAGTTTATAACCTTAACCAAAGAGCGTTATAATATAACGTTCTAAATATATAGGGTGTTAGCGCACCCTATATATAATATAGCATAATCAATTAAAAATATAAAGGAGAAAATATAAATGAAAAATTTAATAATAGTAAGCAAAGAGAAATGGGATAGCATACCAAGTGATTATAAAGGTAAATGGATCGATTATAATAACGAACACCCCGAACTACTTGGAAAAAGAACAGTTTTAAGTGGTTGTATTTCAAAAAAAATAGGTACGCTGTTAATCGAAAGTGTACATTTCGTAATAAAATAGAATAGGTACAAATTATAGATTACACACAATAAATTTAGAAAGGAGGTGGCTTTATGTTTTGGTTAATAAAAGTAATGTTCAATCTTATATTTAATATATTTTTTCTAGCTCCAATTACATTTATTAAAGTATTTGGGGTATGTTCTAAAAGAAGATAGCTTAACGGCTATCTTTTTTTATATATTACGTCGTATAAGCGACGTTTTTATTTACCCTATAATTTACCGCAAACAACGCTTATACGTTAAACAAACCGCCTTTCAGCTATATAGATTTTATACGTCATTTCCAGCCACTACACACAACGTTTAATATTTTCACCAGCAACTACACCCCTAATACTAAAACAGCCCTCACAATAGCTAAAAATGAATATTTTTTTACCAAAAATATGAAATTAGCAACCATTTTCCAAATGCACTAATTAATTACTAAGCTCAAAATCCCTATTAATGCGATTTTCGTCAAATTTTAGTCACAAAAAAACGGAGATTACTCCGTTTCTACAACATCTGCATCTATAACCTTTAACAGTTCATCAGCTGATTTAGTTTCACCTAAATTATTTTCATGTTTTACAACACTTTCTGTCTGATCTTTCATCCCGTAGTAGTTCTTAGCTCTAAAAATATATGCAACTGGGTTCAGTTTACCATTTACCAGCAAATTAGCGTCAAAATCAGCTAAAAGTTGTCTAATTCTTTTTGCTATATCATAGCGGTCTAATTCCAATTTTACCTCATTTTCACTCCATTTATGAAAAGTCTGAGTAGTAACTCCTATAGCTAAAGCACATCCCTCAATAGTAGGTTTCAACTGATTTTTATAACAGTCATTGAAATAGAATTCTACCCGCTGAGCTATTTCTTCATCAGTCTTAGCTGTTGGAACATTCCAGTATTTAAAAGCATGTTCTAACAGTTTGGCATTTATAGGATCACTTATTGACGATAAACTTGGGGTATTTGAACGTTTACCCCCTCTAGTTTCTTTAGAATTAACTGGTTCAGTAACACTGTTTATTTTAGTCTTGGTTCTGGCAATATCGTTAAGTGTATATAATTTGTCAGGGATATCAATATTAAATTTTTCAGCTCTGACTAATAATGCTTCTTTAGTTCTTGGTTTATGCTTTAATTGTTCAGGAGGCAGTTTTTTAGTCATATAAGTTAAGCTCCTTTAGTAAAGATTCGTATTTTATAAACATAGTTATTCCTCCTCATCGTAAGATTTGTAATTATTGTCACTCTCTCCAAACGGGTTTCTATCAAAGAATTTATTTTTATTAAAATCAGCCAAAGAACATAATTCGTAAAATTCATTTTTAGTAATTCTAAAAATCATTCCATCTTCCATGGTGACGATATATTTATCCCCACCATCACAATCCATTTCTACATGAGCAATACTTTCTGTATTTATTAATATTTTATCATTGAAATTATATAACATATTTTTTCCTCCTTAAGTACGACAGTACGGATAGTACGGATACTTTTCAGTCTTTTATATATATTTTTATTTTTTTATTTTTTTATTTTTTTATTTTCTTTTATTTTATTTTAAACCGTACTATCCGTACTAAATAATAAAAAATATATAAAAAAGTAAGTAAAATCAAGGGTTTTGAGAAGGTACGGATATATTATTTTTAACCGTACCTGAACCGTATTTTAACCGTACCTAATTAACCACTGTATCATAAATTCAATAAAAATATGATTTTATGTATAAAAAGTACGGTTCAAGAATACGGATAAAATGATTATTTAGGTTGTATCCGCACTATACATTTATCGTTTTTAATCTTCTTGTTTTGGATATCAGGACGATATTTTTCGGCTAAAGAATTAAATGTTCTTTTAAATGCATTTATTGGTTGCGGTTTAAATGGATAACCGTTTTCTTCATACCATCGGCAATATTTTCTATATAATTCCCCATTTGTCATTATCGAAACTTCATTATAAATTGTATTGTAATCATTATCCATGGTTCGTGATTCAAGGGTCCAGTCAAATTCCTTAACGAAAACAAGTATAGGATTCTGAGCTTCTTTGTATGCTTCAAGTTGTTCTAATTGATCATCGGGCTCAGTGAATTGTTTTGTTCTCTTAAGAGTTTTATAACCATCATAAATCCAATTAAAGATTCCTGATAGATTTTCAAATGTGGATAGCCTTTCTTCAATCGTTTTATCCATCATTTTTTCATTTTCCCTAGATGGATTTTCTTTAAACGAATAAGGAAAATTAAGAATACACATTCTGCGTGAAAATCCATCGGTTAAATCACGCGATTTAGGCAATTCGTTACAAGCAAAGAATGTTTTGCAACGCGGCTCAAAGGTTATGTAATCCTTTCCTTTAAAGCAGGCACTTACCTTATCACCAGCAACAATCAGTTTAAAAATCGCATCATTATTCTCCGTTGAAGATTTAGTATCTGCTGATATATTAATTAATTTCCCGAGCATATTTATCAGCTGAAAATCCTGATTAAACGACGTTAGCGGGACGTTTGATATATTTTCATCACCAAACACTTTTTGGAGTATGTTTAAATACACTGATTTTCCATTAGCTCCGCTCCCTACTAAATAAAGCGCTTTTTGCATAGTGTTTTTTGGAAATAACACATATCCTGAATATTCCTGAAGCAGTTGTGTTTTTTTTGAATCATCGAATAATGAATCAATAAATTTATCCCAGTCTTTAGAATGAACTTCTGGTTTATACGGATACGACAGTTCATATGTTAAAAAATCATTCTCACGATGTTCGCGTAATATACCCGTTTCGATTTCGAATGTCCCGTTAATAAAATTAATAAGCGGTTTTTCATTAGGTATTTGTTCTGTAGAAGTTTCAGCTTTAACGATGCCTAACACTGAATTTAAACGTGAATTTGTTGCAATTCTCGGCATTTCTTTACGAATATAACGTTTAACTGTTTCATCTTTTGTTTTTTTCCAGTAATGTCCATTATATTCCATGATGCCTATTGATGGATTGTTAATGAATTTGTATTTTTTTAATACAATCGTTGCCACTTCATCATCACTCAATGGTCTTAATGCAGATTTTTTTACTTCTTTAAGCCATTCCTTTGTTGCGTTAGGGAATATATTTTCTCTGATAATGGTATCAAATACCGCAATAATATCTGTGTTTTTAATAAATCTGCGGTTATTTACTATAAAATTTTCAAAATCTTCCTCATTTTTGAATAGCTGGCACATTTTTTTGATACCTTCGCTGGCATTTTCGACTAGATGCAATAAATTACCCCCATCGCAGTAGTAATCGGATATGTCCTTATATTTCGAGGGCAGATTGCATATTTTAAACGGTATATGACATGTAAATAACTGTTTAGCCATTTTTAATGTAAACCCATTACCTGAGGTATCGTTATCGAATGTTAATAGAACGCAGTCGAAATTTTTAGCTATATTGAGCATTTCTTTAGTCTGCTTCTTCGAATATGTACCGCCAGCATTGGCTATTGTTGAATACCCCTCCTGATAGAACGATAAGTAATCAAAAGCACCTTCTGCTACTATCAGTAACGATTTATCTCGATTTAACGTATCTAATCCAAATAATGAATTATCATTAAATCCGTCTAAATACGGTTTTTTATATTTAGGATTAGTTTTAGTTACTTCCCCTAACGTTCGACCGCAGTAGTAACATACATAGCCATTCTTCCACATCGGCAGTATTATGCGGTTTTCGTCAAATTTAAACCCGATTTTTAATTTGTTTATTGTTTCATCATTAATATTACGTTTATGTAAATAATTGCGGTGTTCATCGGTTAAATTTTTGTGCCATGATTCTACCTTGTTGCATAGATTTTGTGTATATTCATGCCATTTTTGGGAGTATTCACTGTTTGGAAGTGGTATGCCAGTAAATTCGCTAAGATGTTTGATTGCCTGACCTCTGTCCCCGTCATATGAGTGCAATGCCAATAGATCAATGACATCCCCGCCCTGAGCGTCTGAAAAACTATACCAGTAATCGTCATTAACGATAACTGAATTAGGATTCGACCCTGAGTGGATAAAACTTGGACACCTATCCCCTGATTTTTGTATAGGAAGTCCTAATGATGAAGCTATCGCAACGCATGAAGTTGCGTTTTTGATAGCCTCAAGGGTTAATTTAAAATCATTCATTACGTGAAAGCGCCTTTAACTGTTCAGGGGTTAAAGTTTTATATGTTTTATAAATGGAAATTTTTTCTATTGTGTCACATATAATTATTAAGGCAACAATTCCCGCTAATAAAAATAATGCATTCATGTTAATATACCTCCTTATGAAAATAGCATTTTAATACCAATAATAACCAAAAACATACCTAAAGACCAAAAAATATTAAATGTTAATCCAAAGCAAATACATATCCCCCATATAATCCAAGCTGTTAAGGCAAAATAAATTAATAAATTAAGAATGAATATAAATAAAAATTTTCCCACCTTAATATCCTCTATCTTGTCTTTCATGATTGATTTTATTTTTATCTAAATATGTATGATATATTTCGTCCCATGTAAATCCAAAACGGTGTCCTAATTTAAATAAATATTCGATTGACATACAGTGTCCAGAAAACGATATAACATTAGATAATTCATTGAATATTTTATTACGTATATAAGGTTCGTTATCAGATATACAGTCATTATATGTAAAATCAATCTTAGCATCATTATAATTAAGCAAACTTACTGCGAAATGCAGACAGTCTACATATTCTTCTAAAGCCTTTTCTTTATTGTTTACAGCCGTTTTCTTCCAGTACTTAAAATAGGTTGGAAGTTCATTCATTAGCTCTCCTAGCTCAACAAAAAGGGCTAAACGTATTTTATCTACTGGATATTCAGTACCATTTAAAATACGTTTATCTAATTCATACTGTTGTTTTCGTATATGTTCAAACTGTTCTTTAAATTTATTCATTTTCTATTACCTCCTTAAATACTTACTATAGCAGTTGTATCTACAGAATATTAATCCATCTTTTTTGTAAACCCATTCTTTTACATAAGGTATTACAAACAATCTCCCACATATTGGACATTTTTTTTCAGTGAACTTAAGTGGTCTGCCCGACATATGTATTATAAATCTGCTCTGCTTGCTCTACTGATCTAACGACAAACACAAGATGTCCTAACTTGCGTAATTCGTTGTGGAATCTGTCTTGTTTATCACGAGTTACACCTTTTTTAGTTTTTATTTCATACCATAGCACTTTTCCATTAGGACAGATGATTTCTATATCAGGTTCTCCTTCTGTTCCAATGTGAATAGGTATCATGTTTTGAGTATAAAATAACCCAACATTTCTACGCATTGGTATGCATCCTAACTCACTCATTTTAACCATGATTTCATTTTGTAGTTTTGTTTCAGGATTCATGGGTTACCTCTCTGAGATAAAAAAAGGTTTATTTAAATGTATATTTTGCAATTCCTTTTCACTTGTTCTTTTACATTCTTCTTTACTTGGCATCTTCTTTTACCTCTAACAATCCTTGTTTATAATTTTTGCTAAAACGTGATTTTCCATTATTAATCCATTTATACCCTTTTGGATTAGTTGTTGCCCCTTTTATTATTTTCCAATCTTTCGGTAACTTGTCATAAACAATCACACCATTTTTACATAATTTTTCTAACACTTCATCAGCAACATTATTTTCCATCAAATCCACCCCAGTTCTTTTAATTGTTTATCAATAGCAGTCAATAGTTCAATGTTCATTGCAAAGCCTTTATCTGTGCTGGATATATTTACACCTTTAAATTCATGCCCTTTTGCATCGTTTTCCATAAATAGAATTGTTCTGCTTGACTTGATGTTCTTATACATTAACATACCTAGATAAGATGTTTGTTCATACCCTAATTCCTTAAACATTTCTTCAGCACTTAATTCTTCATCTTTAGTTAATATTTTTTTTAGCTTTTTATATTCTTCAAGAAAATCTTTTGATATTTTTTCTTCAACATTTTGCAACATTTCTTCTAACAAAGCTATTTCATAATCTCTAAGCATCTTCATCACCTTTTTCAAAATTCACACTAACACTTTTGCCACATCTTATTTTTTCAATAGCGCTAGAACCACATTGTTCGCAAAGCCAATAATTATCTTTATTACCTTTAAAATTAAAATCCACATCATCCAATTTCATTTCATTACCGCAGTATTTGCATTTCATTTTCTAATCACCTCATATTCTTTACCTTTTAACTCAGTTTTAATTTTTACTGGATGCCCTAAAATTGTAGGTACATAGTTTTTCTTTACCTCTCTATATGAGTTGTTTAATGTCATATATGCATACATACAAGGAGAAACATATATAACAAAATCAGCAGACTTATCAATTATCAGATCATATATTTCATCTACCATGTTATAATAAGTCTTTTTATTTATTTTCATGCTTAAATATCTCCATATCTGTATTTTCAATCACCTCTACTAATAAAAATTCTTTTGTTATTTTATGTTTGGTCCTGGCACATAATTGTAGATGTTTTGTTGTTAATTTTGGAAAGTAATTATCACGAATATACTTAATATTTCCAGTATCAATAATTCGATCTCTGCAATTGTATAAATCATATATCTTGTTTTTTCTAATTCTTAGATTTTTATAACCTAGATTTATATAATAATTACCTAAATTACCATGTAACAGTTTTATCATCCTAGTGTTTATATTATTTTCTTTTAATATTCTTTCAGGAGGTAAACTGCCGTATTTTTTAACAAATTCAGCAATAAATACTTCTTTTTTCATATTAGTACCTCTTATTGTATGGGTCACTATTCCCACCTACTGCTTCAAACAAACTTTCTTGTTCATATCTTTTCTCAAACTTACTGCAATGCTTCTTAGTGAGCTGAATTTCCAGCCCACTAAGTTTACATTTATTTTTTATGTTATGTTTACAACACTTGCATATATTATTCATCAGGATTCCACTCCAATCCTAAGATTATATATGTAGTAGTTCTTAAAAATGGATATTGTTGTTCGTAATAGTTTTTAATTAAGAAATTTTTGCCATCATCACTAACCCTTAGTTCTGAATTATCGAATACTGTTATTAAATCTAAATCATCATCGCTAATCATTGCATTTTCCATGATATGGTGAATCATATAGCAGTCTTTTTTATTTATGTCATATAAACATTTTGCATTTACCGCCTTGGTTAAAATACAATTGTTTAAATTACCAATATAATCACTTTCTTTTGTAAGCAAGTAACCGGTTTTGATGCCTTTGTAAATCTTGTATTCTCCATCTTCGCAGTCAATTACTGTACTGCCTAAAATATCATTTTCAGCTTCGTATAAAATACCGACACTAAAATTATAGAAAAACAATGTATTATTTTTCTTATACAAGCGGTAATAATCACCATTCTGTTTTACTAACTTACTCATTAAATCCACTATTTCATATAATCTTCCATCTGTTTTTTTGATATTTAGTTTATCGTTCATATTATCTAATACCTTTCAGTTTCATTTGGATATACACCCATGAAGGTTTATACCCTCTTTCCTTCGCAATTCTAATTAAATCTTCCTTAGTCTTAGCCATTCCGACTTCCATTCTTTGCTTTTTCTTATGTTCAGCCATGGCTATTTTTTCTTGTTCGCTTATCTTTCTTAAGCGAACTTCCTCCATACACTGTAATTCTCTGCCCTTTACTACAAATTCGTGTCCGCAGTAAGGACATTTGTTTGCAGTTTTAAATATTCTGAAGCAGTTAGGACAGTTCCTGATTGTAAAACTACCATCTTCATTATTTGTTTTATATTTTTTAACTACCCCGCTTAGCGACCATTCTCTATCTTCATCAGGTAACCCATGGCGCTGGTAATTGCCAACACAGTCTATTATTACTGCCTTTTTACCATTACCATCAGGAGTTAAAACCCTCATGGCTTGTTGGATATATAACGCTAATGACTGTGTAGGTCTTAACAATAAACCTACACTAGCATTTGGCAGTGTAATACCCTCGCTTATAATATTTGCATTACATAATACTGTATAATAACCTGAACGATATAAATCCATTATTTTTTTACGTTCAGTTTTATTCATTGATCCGTCGATATGTACTGCTGATATACCAGCGTTAATAAATTCTTCACATACCTTTTGAGAATGTTTAACACCAGCACAGTAGGCAATCGCTTGTCTACTATCACCTAATCGTTTATAACTTTCGATTACATCGCCATAAATCGTACTATTAAACATTAAATCATTAAGTTGTTTGCCGTTGTAATCTCCGCCTAACATATCAATTTCACTTAAATCCAAAGCTATATCAGGGGCATAATAATCAAAATCAGCTATAGCACCCTGATTAATCAGATATTTAACCGATACACCACAAATTAATGTATCGTATAAACTTAATCTATCTCCATTTAAACGGATTGGTGTTGCGCTAAACCCGATGATTATACATCCATAATATTCGGCTATTTTTTTATAACTATTTGCTTCACTTAAATGACATTCATCTATCAAAATTACTAGAGGATTTTTATGTTCCCCTAAACGATTAACTTCGGTAAAAACTGAAGCTAAACGACATTTATTTAATAATCCCAGCCCCTCTATAAGCTCATTATGCTGGTTAAGAAGCTCGTTTCTGTGCGCTAGGATTAAACTATTACCTTTGCAAGTTTCAACGAACTTAGCCATTACATATGATTTTCCTGAACGACAAGGCAACTGTATCAGGATACCTCGGCTACCATTGTTGATAGCCTTTATAGTATCCTGATAAACTATTTCCTGATAATCTCTAAGCTTAATCATGGTTAGAATTGGATATCATCTTCCATGATGTCAAAGTTATCCCCGTCCCCGTTTTTAAATGGATTATTACTTGTCGACAACTGATTTTCTAGAAGTTTCTTTTCTTTAATTTTATAATCGCCTTTTCTGATTTTATCTGCACTTCTTACTTCATCAACGATAAGTCTTGTTCTTACTTTACCAGCATTAGGACCTTGTTGTGGTATATATTCTTCTTCACGAAGTACAATACCAATACGTTGTCCTTTTAATTTTTGTTCATCCCAGTTCCATTTAAATGATGAATTTGATTCTTCAACTGCAGTGATAAACCCTTTAAAAAATGATTGTGCTTTTTCTTTGTATGATCTATAAAAAGAACCACCCCAAAAATTCATTGATTTATATAACTCTAAGTAATAATCCTTATATTGCCCCTCAGCGATATCAAAGCTGATCTTTAAACATTCTTTAGAGGTATCATCCTCTACTTTTTTTATTACTGCTACATATCCCCCAGCTGGCAAACTCTCAAATTCTCCAGCTTCTTTAATTTCATTCCAGTTATTGATTTGTTTCATATGTATATCTCCTTTTTCTATTTCACTTGTAAATTTTGATTTTCTTCAATATGAGCATATAATGTCATATTGTTTTTTAAAAAATTCTTAGTTGCTTTTTTGTCAATTTTAAATTTAATTTCTTCTTTGACTAAATCAGTATCTTTGTACTTATTGACAAACTCAGTTTCATTATCAATGACAACTGATGATGATTTAGTAAACCGCAATACACATTTAGGTGTTTCGATTTTCTTAATACCGTGTTCAAGCATATATTTTGCTAAGAACGCTTTTGTATTTTCATTTCTATTTTCAATCGCTTTAGCTCTATCCAATAAAACCTTAGCTTCTTCTTTTAATGCATTAACATCAACGTCATTGTTTTTTAACACTACCGCAATAGCTTCTAACTTATCATTTTCAGCTAACTGCAACTCTTGAAATCTTGCAATATCGGTAATCTCGCCAGTTTCTTCATCTACAAGTGAATTAATCTCTTGATTAATTTCGTATAGTTTCATTATTTTCTGTCTCCTATTCTTAATCCAATTTATGTCTTTTATTAGCATTTTGCATCGACGTTGTTGCCCATCTGCAATTTTCCGGCGAATAGCAACCATCATTATTGATTCTATCAATGCTCAATTCATCACTATAACCATTTTCTATCGACCATTGTTCAAACGCTTTAAAATCATTTAACCATTCGTCACATATATAAATGCCCCGCTTACCATAATATTTGTAATTATGATTTTTGATGTTATAGCATCGTTCTTTCATACCCCAATAAATTCTATAAATCCTATTTTTAACTCTAGGGATATCATCAATCATTAACTCTTTGTTTCTTTTTACAATTCTTTCACTATTAATGCATCCGCAACTTTTTGTGTGCCCATTTTTCAGGTAAACCCCTTTAGTTGTTATAATGTTTCCACATGAACATTTGCATTTCCACATTGAAAAACCTTTTTTATTACCACAATCTTCAATGACGGTTAGTCTTTCGAATTTTTCATTTAAAAGATTAAGTCTTTTTCTACCCAATTTCGTAATACTTCCTAATTTCACTATCAACAAACTTTAGATCATTATCAATTTCAATATCTTCGAAAAGACCGATTGGTGTCTTGACTGGATTTAACCCATCACTTTTGGTTACAAATTTATATACACCATCATTATTTTTAGCCATTATGACTATCGTAAACAATCCCTCTAATGTGAGTTGACTTTCAATCATTTTTCCTGATGTTTTAGCCTTTATGTATCCATTATCTGTGGTATCGGTGTGATGCAACAGATAAACGATTACATCTTTATCCAAGTTAGCAATAAAATCCAATAAGCTCTTAAATTCAACTGCGATATCAGTAAATTTTCCATATCCAACTTCTTTTGCGCGATCAAACATTTGAAAAGCCATAAGATATTGGCTATCATCAATTACAAATGTTTTACATTTGTCCTTATATTTGGACAATGTTTGTTTGATTACTGAATATCTTTCGCTTCCGTTACATTGCCTTAAATCTAAATTATTAAGTTTTTTTCTAAAAGGCAGTGCTTTTCCAGCAACGTTTAGAATAAGTACATCCTCTTTTTCAAAGTTTCTTAACGAAGTGGATTTTCCACTCCCTGAACTGCCTAGTACAAGTACTGCTAATCCCATTTCTTAATCTTCTCCCTTACATTCTTAATTTCTTCTTTTAATTCACTTGCCAAATCAAAATCAGCACTATCCCAGTGATCTTTCATTTCAAGTTCAAACAACTGCCGTTCTAATTGAAATAATTTTTCTTTTAATTTCATTTTATTCCTCCAGTATAAATATTTCTTTGTATTTTCTATCAAATTTACTGTGGTCAGTTACATATATATCTATTATCTGTCCCTTAAATGAGCCAGTATCCTCAGCTATGTAAACATGGTTGTCAATCATAATTTTAGAACCCAGAGGGATATAATCAGTATCCACCCCTATGGTTCTGCCTTCTACATAATCTGTACCTAAACGTGTTAAATATCCCGTCCATTTACCGTTACACTCATAACAACTGCAGTAGTTAGTTATTTTATAAATTCCTAACGATCTTCATTTTGGTAATGAATTCTGGTATTCTTCTGCAAGTAATTCATTTTTAGCTTTTAGGTCATTGATTACATTCTCCAATCTGGTTACTTCATTATTTAATTTTAAATTTTCATACTGTAATGACTGTCCGTAAACATAGCCAATCGACAACAAAAATAACAAAATACTAATTATTAATACTTTAAACTTCTTCAATATTTGCATTCCCTCCGTTTATCCTCTATAATGAAGATGGTTTTTATTTGTTAGGTACTGTTGGCGCAGTGCCTTTTTGTTTTATAATAATTTCTGCTAAAGCCTGAACAAGTTCTATTGATGGGCTTGGATTCCATTTAGTCATGTAATCCTCAAACGCTGTTCTAGGGATTACAATAGATCTATGACCGTTTTTATTCTTGGTACAGCTTCCAGGAAATACACCCTGCTCCACCGCATTTCTTACCCAGGCTGGATCCTTTTTTAAACGTCTAGCACATTCCTCAACACTTATTGTCTCCATCTTTCTCACCTCCTAATTTAGTGATAAATTTTGTTCAATCATAGGCAAAATATCATTTGCTTTTAATAACTCATACAGAAATAACCGCCCTTTTTGTGTCCATTTAGTATTCATTTTTACATCAGGCATACCATTACTTCGAGTAATATCAATAGTTTCAGACTGTGTATAACCTTTGTTTTGATATTTACTATATAAAAGCCACTGTCCTGACTGTTTGTATTGAATACCTAAATTATGTAGTATATTATTAAGTGCTTTCCCACTTTTACCATAATCCTTAGCAATTTGAGAGATAGTTACTAAACCTTTATTTTTTAAAATCAGATCACAGTAATCTGCTTTTGGTTTTAACTCAGCTATCTGTTGATCTTTCATTTTGTTTGAAAGTTCTAATTTCTCATTTTCTTCAATTCGAGCTAACAATTGAAGAAGCGCTTCTTTATAATTACTTGGTAAAGCACTCGGTTTAGCTTCTCTTGATTTAAAATAGTGTTCGACCAAACTATCATATACCTCCCATGCTTTATCAGTGTTTAAAGACTTAGCATGTAAGAACGCTCCACGTTCTGTCCATAAATAAATTGTTTTAGCATTTTTTAAACCTCGGTCAAATTGTCCTTGGTCTATAAATTCTTTCTTTTCTACACCTTCCAAAGTAAAATAATGCTTTCCTTCTTGGTATCTTTCTTTGTTTCTATTAAAATTTTTAGTTACAACATCTGTTGTTGTACCATAGCTTTCAGCTAACTGACTGGTTAATAAAACCCTTTGATTTTGATGCTCAATAATTTGTAATTGATTCATAAAATAATTTCCTTTCTTTTGTGTTATAATGAGATAAAGTAACAAGAAAGCAGGATCGACTATGAAAAATCAATTTGATGATGTGATTCTCATGAAAGAAGAATTACAACTTCTTAAGAAAATCCATAAAAATCCACATTTTAATATCAACGATATCCCATTTGATAAATATAGATTGTTTTTAAGTTATGGTTTTATAGAACGTGACTATAGCGGTAAAATAGACTATAGGGGTCAAAATATTTTTGATAATACTGTTTGTACTACTGCAAATTACAAACGATTTTTAAAAAATCGTAAAAATAATTTTATAGAAAGGAAATTTCCTATAATAATTTCTTGTATTGCATTAGTTATCTCAATAATCGCACTAATAAAGCAATAATTGATATTACCAGGCTTGTTAATGAAACAATCAGCGGTGTCCAGTTTCGTTTCATATTTTTTATTCCTTTCTTAAAATTTAAAATCTTGTTGTTCATACCCTAAGACACCGATAATAGTTGCTCTTGATGGTTGCCAATCATTGATAAAATCTAAAATTTTGTAATAATCTTTCTTTAAAATTTGATTCCTATGTTTTACACCACCGACAAGTAATACTTCATGATTAAATTCATTAAATAATTTTCTGCGCTGATTACCACGCACAATTAATCCTTCGTCTTTGATAACATTGTTAATACGTTTTTGTATTCTAGTACCAATCTCTGAATATTCATTTTGAGAAATCGTTTGTACCGATTCTAATTGAGTTACACGAGCTTCAATTTGTTCTGTTGCTTCAAACATTAGCCTTAATGCTTGCATTGGATCATGCTGAATAGAATATGTACCAGTTCTCCTCAATGTTGGTAATACTTCTGAGGTAACCCATCTTTTAAATTTTTTAGCCGTTGGTAATTTGCTTGATAACACTAGACTATACAATCCACTTTCATTAATAATGATTACATTTTGTTTTCCTCCTGGTGTCACCATTTCAGTGACCCCTTTATCTTCTTCGTCAACATGTCTAGCTATCGCATTATTCAACGACTTGCCTTCACCATATCCCAACGCTCTTGCTACATCCTTTCCGACAAACCATGGGTCACTGTCAACGCTCAAACTTCTAACTTCTCCAAATTCTTCATTTTTGAAAATTTTTAACTCATTCATGTAATGTACTCCTTTCATTCTTTTTAAGAAATCACTTTTTTAAGATCACCATTTTTAAAATTATAATCTTTCGGATTATTTTCTTTTTCAACCTGGTTCGTAGACATATGCAAACCTCTTATAAGCCAGGTTAAGCGATCTGAAGCTTGAGGGTCTCTTTCTTTAATTTCAACAAGCATAGTTACCACCTCAATAATATCTTGTTGAGTATCTAAAAATTTTTCTGGTCCCATACAATTCACTTCCTTTCTTGAGTTAATCCCTCAAACCTATATATCAGATTGGGGGAAGAGATAAAACTGATATATAGGTTTCAAAAATTAAATTTTTGTTGTGTTTTCAAACTTTATAGCCACATTATAGTTGCGTTTTAAACCTTTGTCAATATAAAGTTGTTGCATTTTCAAACTTTTAGTTATATACTTTATTTAAGAAAGGAGAGAAAAATGAATACAATAGAAAATAGAATAAAATTACTTAGAAAAACACTTGGTCTAAGTATGGAAAAATTTGGAGAAAAAATCGGATTAAGTAAAACTACTATTTCTAGAGTAGAAAGTGGCGATAGTCCTTTAACACAAAAAAATATTAAATTAATTTGTTCTATTTATAATGTTGACTATTTTTGGTTAACCGAAGGCACTGGTGAAATGTTTCTTGAATTTCCAGATGTAGCAATTGATATGATTGTCGAAGATTACAAGTTAGATGAAATTGATCGTCTTTTGGTTCAAACGTATATTGAAACAAATGATGAAGATCGAAAAGTTATTAAGAATTTTTTACAAACATTTGCAAAAAAAATTGAACAAAAAAAAGACGAGAAAACTTAATCTCGTCTTTTAGTCGTAATGACTATTATAATACTTAATCACATAACAATACATCCTTTTAATATCATTAAACGTCATTACCTTTAACATCATAAAAATCTTTCTTAAATATGCTTTTTTCTCATTCATAATTCCTTCCCCTCTTAGTATATTTGTCCTTATATTTATTCTAGCAGTATAAATATAAAATTTAAATATATGTGGGATACTTTTGATTTTTCTGGGGTACTTTTTTACAATTTCTATGATTTTCGCCATCTATACTGTTTGTAAGCCTCTAAAACATCTCTGTATCGTGCTGGACTAACAGAAATTTTTACATTATCATTCAGTATAACATAGTCTTTGTTAATAGCAGTTATATACGCAACATTAATAACATACGACACATGGCATCTTATAAAATCATATTCCTTTAATGTTTTTTCTATTGCAGATATTTTTGCTCTTTGCTTTATTTTTCTGTCGTTATCTAAAGTATAATAAACATAATTAGACTTAGATTCAACGAATATAATCTGTGATACCTTAATTGTATCATCATTGACTTCAATTTTAGCATTTTTTCTTCTGTTCTTGTAATTTATTATATTCATACATTCTTTTAAATCCGTTACCAGTTTTTCTTTTCTTATAAAATACAAGGGCATTGCTACAAAAGAATAATGCACATAATTCTCATGTGAAGATACAAAAATAATATCAGGAGCATTACCACGCTGATTATAACGATAGTATTCAACTGCAAGATCAATACCATTTTCACTCCCAAGTTCGATATCTAAAAAAAGAGTTTTAATGCTATTATTTGCTAAAAAAACAGTGTCAAAATTTGTTAATATCTTTATTTCTTTTTCAATATAATATTTTTCTAATTCTTTTTTTAAAATTTCTGCAAAATCATAATCATCATCGATTATTACTATCATAAATTTCCTCCTATAAGATTATTATGTGCTCTCGCACACTTTAATAATCCTTTTCTATCACCTCCTTTATTTTTATTTTGTTTATTTGCATTTTATGTTAATATGAAAACAAGCACAACACATTACATAGTTGTATTCTAATAGTAAAAAAATAACAAATTGTAAATTTAAGATTTTAACAAACAATCGCAAAAAAAAGCACCTAAATTCTGGTGCTAATGTTTAACAATTTTTGGGACATTTTCAAATTCGCTTGACAGCAATTAAAGAAAGGACGTGATTTTATTATGGCTAGAAAGCAGACTTTTAAGCGCAGACCAAACAAAGCGGGAACAGTAGTAAAATTATCAGGGAAGCGAAGAAAGCCTTACTGTGCAAAAATAACTGCTGGTAGAGACCAGATTACAGGCAGACAGATACAAAAATCTATTGGAACATATGAAACTTGGGAAGAAGCTGATGATGCTTTAACTTTATACCGATTAAATAAAAGAAAAATGATCAGTGATCAAGAGGCTATGTCTCTAGCCCCTGCAACATTTAATAAATTAGTAGAGCAGAGGAATAAAAGCATACCAACTTTTAAGGAAATTTATGACCTGGTATACGAAGAAGATTTATGTAAATTAGCCACTAATACAACAAAAGGATACATTAACGCAGTAAAACATTTTAAGTCGATCTATAACATAAAAATAAACAATATAAGCCTAGCAATGCTTCAGGATCTTTTTGACAACGACAGCACGGGTCATGGCATGAAATCATTAATGAAAATTTTATGTGCTAAAATTTTTAAATATGCAGTAATTCATAAATATATAAACCGTGATGATAACTACGTTGAATATATCAGATTAGGTGAATACAAAGAAAGTACATTACACTATGCTTTTACAAGTAAAGAAATAAAAACATTGATTAATGATGGCTCGCTCGATGCTAAAATAGTTTTAATTTATATTTTTACAGGCGTTCGAGCAAATGAACTTCTTAATCTGCCAAAAGAAAATATTACCATAAGTGAGATTTCTTATTTTGTTACAGGAATTAAAACAACAGCTGGTAAAAATCGTATTGTCCCTATCCATGATTTTATAAAACCTTTTATTATAGAACTGATGGATGCAAGCAAAAAAGAAACGATAATAAATTACAGCTATGACAATTTTAGAAGACGCCATTTTTCTGAATTGATGAAAAAATTAAATATGAAACACACATTGCATGATACTAGAGATACTTTTGCTACTCTCTGCCAAGAGAACAATATCGATATATTTATTAGAAAAAGAATTTTAGGACACAAGATGCGGGACATAACATTTGATACATATACTACAACTGTAATTGAAACGTTATGCAAAGAGGTTAATAAGATTAAAATCCCATAGTTTTTTGTTACTTATTTGTTACTTATTAGGCACATTTCGTCACTTTTCATCGCCCAAGCACCTTAAAAATACGTTATTTAGTATATTTTAAATATTATCTACAATAATATTTTTTTAGCGTATACCAACGTTTTTGAGATATTTGTTACTTATTTGTTATTTACAGAGTACATTTTATCACATTTTTTTATCACAAAAGCACCCAAGTTTATCGGGTGCTTTCTTTTATTATCTTCTTTAATTTATCCCTAATTTCATGCAGTTCATCAACTGTCTTTTCAATATCCCTATCAGCTTTTAGCTCCTCTACAGTTTCGTTTAGCTTTTTACTTATTTCCCTTAACTCCTCCATTTTTCTTCCCTCCTGAATATAATTATATAGACAAATTATAAAGTATTCTGCCATATTTTTGTAGACTGATAAGGACTGTAAAGCAGATTTAAAGGATAAAAAAACAGATACTGCAGAATTTAAAAGGATATTAAAAAATTTATACTAGGATTTAAATATTTATTGAGGTAACTTCTGGACAAGATACCAATTATTTGGAAACCCTAGTGAAGACAATATATCATTACAACTAATTGTATTTAACCCTTTTTTTAGTACCCAAGCTCTTTTTCTTATTGTGTTATATATTTGTCCATATTGATTTTTAGAAAGAAAACACTGTAAAACCAAAAATACATTATACACATCTTGACGAGGAGAATTTTTATCAATATCATACTTACTATGTAATTCATCATTATATACTGTATTTTGCCTGCACTTGAAACTTAAAACTCTATTATTATGGGCAACAATATTTCTCAACTCAACAATATTATTTAAATAAGATATTAACTGTTTAGGTTGTAATAAGCATTTTTTTAATTCTAAATTTTCTATTAAAAATACACTAAAATCTTTTGCTATACGATTTTGAATAGACGGCTTTAGATATGTATAAAATTTAACCACTTCACCAAAGCACATATAATTAATAACCACCCAAAATGGTACCTTTCCATAATTTATAAGATAATGTTTAATAGCATTGTTGTCGTTTTTTTTATTATACCTATTTATAATATTGCTCATTTTAGATATAAGGCTAGTAACTTTTAACATATTATCTGAATTGTAATTTGTCGCAACCAAATAAGCATAATCATCTAACTTATATTCTTCAGAAAATCTATAGGCTATAATAGATTTTAAATGCTTTTCAGCTTCAATTATTGCTTTAAATAATGCACTTTTTAATTCCTTATCAAAAAAATGAACATTAGTAATTTCATCAAAATTTGTACCTTTAATATATTCATCATCATGATCAATAAAAAATTTACCATAACAATTAATAACATTATAGTAATTATTATTTAAAAGATATAACTTAGCTTTTTTAACATCAGTAAACTGTACTCCTCTATTTTGTAGTAATTCTAATTGCTCATCTATAGTTTTAAATGGTTTAGATTTCATTTTATACTCCTTATTAAATTAAACAAAAACCTTCTCACAGAATGAGAAGGCTTTGCGCAAATAGGCTCCGTAGAGTATCTATCGCTACATCGTATAATCATTCTATAATTATTTTTCTGTTTTGTCAATAACATTAATAACAAAAACCTTCTCACAGAATGAGAAGGCTTTGCGCAAATAGGCTCCGTAGAGTATCTATCGCTATTATATTCTATGCCCAAAACATCCTATTTATTCTTTATTATTAAGATTTTATCACAGTTTTCTAACAATGTAAAATTTATATATATAAATTAAAAAAACCTAGATCATTACGACCCAGGCATTTTTATATATTTATTGTTTACATAAATTTTTTCTCGTAATATTTACTTATTTTTCTATTATTAAATAAATCCACTATATATCAAAATTTTTCCATATTCTTTCATCGACCATCAGTGGATCATATACATTATCATTTATCATACTTTCATATTCTGTATTTTCCCTCATAACACGTTCACCAATAGCATAAATACCGATTCCACCAGCTCCATATGGTAACCCGTTCCACTGTTGCCACTCCTGGACTGTTGTAGGCGGTTCTAATGTCTCACCTTCTAATATAGATACACGATTAATTAAATTTTCTACAGTTTCACCTAAAGATTTAATCTGCTTTTGTAAATCAGGATATTCATTATTTATGTTAATGTTATCAGTAGCTATTCTTTTTAATTCATCACTTTCGCTTTCAGTAAGACGATTTTCTACCCATAATTTATTTATTTTATAAAGCATATCTTCTAATTTATATTCATTTTTATTTAGTACATCTTTTATAATGTTATACATTCTTTACCACCTCTGTTTGTAAGTTTAATAGTTTAGTTTCTAATTTTTGTTGTGCAAGTGCTAAATCTTTTGGATATTGAGCATTAATTATTGGCTTCACAACACCATCCACGATAATATTTGTGCATGGATTAAAGGTTTTTAACTGTCTTAATATTTCTAGCAACTCTGGTTCTAACGACTCTGTAACTGGATTTTCAAGTACATATGAACATTGTATTGTCATTCCTGTATCTAACAAATATTTAATATAATTATTAAATGCAGTTCTTTTTTGTTCTGTAGGAGTTCCTTGTTCTATCCCTAAACGTGAATTAGAAAATTTTAAATTAAACATATTGCTTGATTGACAACATCCTTCATCCGCAACACTTATTGCGCCAGCAACAAATTTTAAAATTGTACAAAACACTTGATTACCAGAACCAGTAGAAGCGTTTGGTAACTCTATGTATCGTCCATAATAACCACTTGTGTTTATATTATCACCATACCACACTTCTTTTCCAGTAAAAGTATAAATAGCCATTTTGTTCACTCTGTTTATTGATGTAATAACATCAATATATTTTTTGGTGCCTAATAATGGTTTTTTTAATACATACAAAATAGAATTTTCTGTATAACCAGCATACTCTGTTGGAATTTCTCCAACTTCTATTTGTAAATTTTTAAAATCACTTAAAAAGTTGGGAACCTTAGAGTAAGTAACATAAATATAGATTATGCTGTCTGTTTTCCTGGTAAAAGTATTAAAATTACTACCTTGGTTATTGTGATACAACCAACCATAGCTATTAGCAAGCCCATTGGTCGCATCCCATGAAATAAACGCATAATAACCCCAACCATCTAAAATTCTGTTACCAGATGTTGTAAGAGTTACATTAGATGGTACTCTTATTGGTAACACTGCATATCCACCATCTACTCTTGTCCAGTTATCCAAATTAGATGCATACTCCCAATTAAACAGATTTTTACCTACAATTTTTATATTAAGTTCTGTTACTCCCATAATTTCACTTGGATTTTCTGGAGTCGGACTTTCTTTTTGTATGGTATTTCCCATAATAGAATTTATTTTCAAGTTACCGTCCATTGTACTATCTATTGCTGTATCATCGCTGATTACGATATCTACATATGGTTTATCCATCTTGTCCCTAAGCATATAATCCACCTCTTCCTGGGTGTATAAGTTTGGCTTATCTGTTATATCTTCCCATGTGCTGGCACCATCTTCACCCGCTGGACCAATAGGACCTATATCCCCCTTTTCACCCTGAGGCCCTTGAATTCCTCTTTCTCCTTGTGGGCCAACAGGACCTATATCTCCTTTGTCTCCTTTTAAACCTTGCAATCCTTGCGGACCTTGTGGTCCAACTAATCCCTGGTCCCCTTTTTCTCCACGATCACCTTTTGCGCCAGTTAAACCAATAGGTCCTTGCGGACCCTGAATACCAGTATCCCCCTTATCGCCTTTATCTCCTTTATCACCTTTAGGTCCTTGTTCCCCGCATTCTCCTTTATCCCCCTTAGGACCTTTTATATTAACGGGTTCAGGATTTACTAATCCTTTATCATTGGACCAGGTTAAATTACCATCAGCAGTTAATTCAGGTGTAAATGTCGCACCATTATACACACCATTATTTATATCATTTATTAAATTTCTTAGATCATCATACAAAAATTTTAAATTAGGGTCTAAAGGTAATTCGACTGTAGTATCTGAAATATTTACATTATTAATCTCAATTATAAACGGGTTAAAATTTCTTGTTTTAAAACCATTTCTAACTGTTAAAACACAACTGTATCTGCCGATATTTTGTGTTAAATCACCATATACTATATATTCATTTTTTTCTAAAGCAATACATTCAATTACCTTACTACCATTAGAGATAGTAAGGTCGTATGTATTGTTTTCACCAGTAAACAATTCTTTGTTTAAAAATATAAGTTTAGTTACTTCATTGTCATTTTTATTTGCAACTTTATAGCATTTTATTGATTCTTTCCCAAAAGTTAAATCAATTTTTATTTCATGCATATTATCACCTATCCAATATATTTTTTAGTTCCGTTAAATGCACACACCCAGCCACTTGGTATACGCATCCAGATTTCATTGCCTATATTTTTTATTTCTTTACATGTTACTGTAACATTTTTGTTCAATTGACCTTTGGCGTTGCAGTTTTTTTGTGCATTCGGAGTTAATTTAGAACGTGTTTTTTTAGTACAACTTGCACCAGCACCAGTTCTAATATTAAGTGCATCCACTAATGTTTTATATTCATTTCCTACTATATAATTATTTTCTGTAATTTGTGTTAAATATTCCAGCGAACTCCATCCCTGATATTCCTTGACATAACCCCAACCGTTATTTTCATTAATTACAGTGACCGTTTCTCCTTTTTGAATACGTTTTCCAGTATCATTACCATTTGGGTTGTCACGAACTCTTAATGTTGTTGCCTGAGTAGTTACTTTGGCACGATATTCATTTTGTGTAGGTTGTATCACTGTTTCTTTAACTTCACCTATCAAACCTTTAACAATAGCATCTGACATTGTTTCACAATTATAAAGACCCACATCAATCTCACTGTCACAGAAACAACATTCAATTAAAATAGCTGGTGCTTTTGTTTTTTTAAGTACATATAAATCAGTTCTATCTTTTACTCCACGATTTTTAAATCCTAATTGAGCTATCGCATTACAAATATTTTGAGCTACTGTTTTAGTTTTATTTGAATACTGCAAAACTTCAACTCCATGACCCTGACCATTTGAAGCATTAAAATGAATACTTATATCTAAATCAACTGTATGATCATTGCATTTAGATACGATATTTTTAAGATTTTCATTTTGAGTCTTACCACTGTCATCTGTACAATCATATACTGTATAACCTAGTGATTGTAATTTAGATATTACTGTATCTTTAACTTTTCTATCCTCTGTTACTTCGTTAAATTTACCATTAGCTCCTGGAACAATAGTGTTATGTCCAGCGTGAATATTATAAATTCCCATATTATTTATCCTCCTTATCTTCTAAATCACTAATACGATGATTTGCCACTTTCATTTTTTCTTCTAATAAATATGTTCTCTCTACTACAGAATTATGTTTCTCAACTTTTTTATCAAGTTCATCTATTCTATATTGTAATAACGCATTAGCTTTATTGTTGCTCACCATAGTTGCTATAACTGAAGGTACTGCAACACACAACCCACTTACCAATGCAACTGCAATAGCTTCACTCATTTTTTTTACCTACTTACCAGGTTCCTGATACTGCATTGCTCTAACTGAATCTGATACACCTTCTGTTGTAGGGTCGACTACAATTCCTAGAATCACTAGTAATGCAAATACTGAATTTACTACTATTAATAACTTATTGCCTAAATCTCCAAAATCTAATGTATAGCCAAACACTCCAGCTACTGCTTGTAAAACTAATAACACTGCTGGTATTAATGATAACCAAAATTGTCTGTTTGCAATTCTTACTTTCCAATTAATTTTATTCATATTTTTTCCTTCTTTCTTTATCTAATATATCTGATAGTTATTCTGTATCGATTTAATGAAACCGTAGCTCCAGTACTAATACGAATCTCATCTTTGTATAAATCATAGTATACCTCTGCTTGTGCACTTGCTAGTGCTGTTCCATTACCAACATTTGGTACAGATGCACCAACACTTCGAGAATCGGTATAAATGAACATATATGTATTTTGCCAGTCTATCCATGCTTCCATTGGATGCTCTACTCCTATCGGAATAGCTATACTACTTAATACCTTACCTCCACCATCCCCAAAAAACGTTTTTGTGTAAATAGGAGCTTTAAGTCCATCTAATTTAAGGTAATCTCCAGTAAACTGTTCTTCCTCACTAAAAATAAACGCTTTACATTTAATATCAGCTCTTTCTCCACCAACTTGTAACACTCCACCAATTTTTTCATCATAAAATGCGCCAAATGCAACACCATTACGATGAATAGCCATATTAGGTATACCACTTGTTAAAATAGTTGTTTTTTCTGCATTTGCTAATTTATCTGAAACAACCAGCTTAAAATCATAGTTATTTCCTACAGTGAATCCGTTAGCATCCAAATCACCTTTTATTTCCAAACTTCCATTAAATACATTAGAAGTTATTTTGGGGGTTATAGAAGTAGTTCCTTGTTTCCATGTTCCCATACCTTGTGCTTTATAAAAATACTGTACTTTTAAACTGTTGGTTAATTTTCCAAAATTTTCATCCCAAAAATTTCCTTCATATTTTAATGTAACATTAGAACCAATACCACCCTTTGCACGCTCTAAAGATAATGATGTAATTGCAGGTGGTGTATACTGCCTATAATTGCTTATATTTAATATCTTTTCAACTGTATTTCCGCGTGAATCTTCTACATAAACTTTAATTATACTGTCATTTACATTCTCTAAATTAAAATCACCATGAGTAGCACTTGTCTGAACTGTATTTCCACAGATAACCTTATACTGCTTAATCGTAGCTTCCTTTACTGGTGTAGCCTGAGGAACTGTAACAGTAATATTGCTATACCCCTTTATAACTGTTGAATTGCTAACTAAATCTAAATGATTTGTACTTTCCCATGTTGGAGTACCTACAGTCGGTATTGGGTCCTTGATAACAAAGGTTCTGTCATGATAGCTTGCCCATGTTGTCCCATTACTGTATAGTCCAACACGAATAGTACAGCTGTTGCCTTTACATGCCTGACGCAACTGTTTACGCTCTGCTTCTGTTAAAGACCATGTATATCTTCCGCCAGTACCTCTAAAAGTACGCTCGCATAAATGCGGTCCACTTGGATTTGGCTCGAGCCATGCCCGCAATTCCCAGTTTGCTGGGTTAGTGTAATCAATCCATGGATTTTCTTCATCATTGAAACTTGCTGGTAAGTTAGTGATATTTGCTTGACGAGGAATAGTCGGTAATGACCACGAACCGCTTGTATCTTCATTTACTGAACTTGTATATACCGCAGAGACAACATGTGCTCCAAATGAAGCGTTACCATTAACATCATGCTGAATAGTTTTGTATCCGTTTGCCAGATCACCTTTGTACCTCTTGGTACGACTGTTACTGTTTACCAGAACTTCTCCAAATGCATCTGCATAGTCTCTATAATGATAATAATAAGAACTTGTTCCACCTACGACTGTAACACGCCAGTATATTGTAGATGTATTGCTTGCAATATTCTGACTTACCAGCGACCATGCAAACTCTAAATATCGTCCCTGATATCCGCCTCCACCTATTACTCCACTGTTAGCCATTGTCTATTACCTCTACTTCCTCTGAGTTTATTCTATTTATTACTGTCTGATTATTAATATCCTGAATTAATAAATTTACTATCGTTGCTTTGTTTTTAACAACAACAGAATTAGCTACAAGTCCTTCATCATCAAAAGTAGCAATATACTCTCCTTGTTTATTCATAAATCCTATAATATCTGCATTTGCAACAAACACTACATCTGTTCCAACTGATGAAATACGAATACCACGTCCTATTTGAACTGTATCAGACCATGTTTCATTTGGATTTAAAGACCATTCTACTGGTTGTTCTCCTTTATTTAACATTAAATTTATTATTGGGCATGAATTATTTGCATCTGATACAAATTCTATTTCTATTGAATTAGTAGTAACAGTAAAAGTATGCTTAAATTCTGTATAATCATTGTTCGATAATATAAATTCTTCTCCATTTATAATAATTTTCACCTTTGCAAGATTGAGTAATTTTTTATATGTAAATGATAATGTGTAAGTACCATTGATTACCTGAATATGCTGTTTTAGACTGCCGTTTTTTAACAACAAAGCATAACCATACATATTTCTTATACGAGTTTCAGGTGTTGAGTCAACATTAAAATCACCTTCCCATGAACCATCATTAAAAACTCCGATACTGTCATGGATCAGGTTTTCTCCATAAGCATTAAAACCATTAATTTTTAGTTCCCCATTTTCATTTAAATAAAAACTTGGGTTGCTGATCTCACCATTATCATCACGTTTACCGATTCTTATTACACCACTCTGTAAATCAAGTTCAAACATTTCACCTTGCAATACACCAGTAGTTATAGCATTAGCATTAAAATTACCATCCAAATCAAAAGCAATATTTTTGAATGTCTTTCCTCCATCCTCACTATAACCTAATCCTCCTGATGTAAATTTCCATAAACACGTATCATCCCTTAATTCAGGTGTATTCATGATGGACCATCCACTCGGGAATCCATTTGCATTTAAATCTATTTTAAAATAACCACCCTGATTGCCTAAAATTTTATCAGTAGTGTTTTTAAATGCATCGGTTAATGTTCCATACAGTTTATTTATTTTAATTTCTGTTGGTGACTGATTCATCACTGCATTTATTTCTGTTTCACCCTTGCAGTTTATGCTTGATTTTATCCCAGTTAATGTTATTGAATGCTCACTTAATAAAACATTATGGAAACTGCCTTCCTTATCCTGAACTTTAACAATATCTGTAATTTCTAAAGCTGGATTACCCCGCCATGCAACTGTACATGGTGTGTATGTAAATGGACATATTTTTTCATATATATCATCTAAAATTTCCTGAGTCATATACGGATTATCAAACGTTATTCCAAATCCATTTCCAGCAACAAATACATTTTCACTGCTACCGCTCGTCAATGAATTTATAACTATATCTTCATCAGATGTTCTATTAAATCCGCCCATTAACTGCAAATCATATGTTATTTCAAAACCGCATTCTTTGTACCAGTACGCTACTAATTTATTATCGGGATTGATTGTTCCATTACATCCCATAAGTCCTAACATATAGCCTAGAAACTGATTACATGTAGTGTTCTCTACATATCCATCAATAGTAATATTAGGTATATTTTTTATATCGTGAGCTATATTGCACTGATTACATATATCGTTTATAACCGCAGATAAATTAGATGGATACTCTATATCAGGTTCATATATTTTATTTAATCTGTAGGCACTGTCATAAGCCATAACTGTAATAATATCACTGTTATCTGTTTTACTTATTTCTGCTATGTAATATGTACCTTTGTTTATATATTCCCCGTTAATCCCGCTTAATATTTTTACAGAACCATTTTTAAGAGGTATCTTATCTAAGGGCATCTTAAATTTTACTGTTACTTTATTACTGTTTATTTCACCGATTTTTAATTTTGATTCACTAAAAGAAATTTCATCCAAAGTTACCGATATAACTTCATCAGTTAATTCTCTGTTGTTATTAAAAATAGCCTTAACACCTATATTACGATTAGGTGCTATGACTGTTTTTATAAAATCTGCACTTGTATTAATCATACTATTACCTCCTTTGTTATAGCACCATCGTTAATGCTATAATAAAAGCAGAAAGCGAGGTGAGTAATTATTGATTATAAAGTTTAAAGGCTTTTGCCCTATGCGTAAAACCGATGTGGAAATTAGCATTGATTACATTGATGCTAGTGATTTAAACGAAAATTACGCTATAAAGGGCACTGGGGATTGTCCACATATAAAAACTGGAAAACAATGTAGTATTTCCAATGATTGCCCAATTATTAAACAAGCCCCTGAAAAAATATCGATTTAAACTCGATATTTTTTCATTTTATCCGTTAGACAAGTAATATCTAATTGTTTAACTGGGAATGTTAACGTCATTCTTGGAACATCATTAACTGAATGCTCAATAGAATATTTATTAATCTTTCCAGCGAACTCTTCACCATCAATTTTTACTGATACTTCTCCTTGACCTTTATCAACTATTTCTACTTTATTAATCATACTATCCTACCTTTCGATGAAATTTAAGTTTATAGTTTCCCATATCCAGCATTGTTTTAATTTATCATATTTAAATATTGGCATAGTTCTGTCACCGACATATGCAGTTATTGTTTTTCTAACGTTTTCTATAGGATCAGGATATTCCAAAGAAAAGAATACTGGTTCGACTGCTTTAAGTAATTTGCTAGCCATAGCATCTGTAAGCCCTACAAATGTACAGTTAACTTTGCGTTTTACAGCTTTTCTGTCACGAAACATATCACCGTTTTGATTACGTCCTGAACCTTCTTCTGAGTCCAAGTCATAAACCTGAAACTCTAATGAAGAAGGATTGAAACCAACTCCATTAATTTTAATAACATCATCCATTCCAATCCCTCCTTATATTAACAACGGACTTTTACCCGTCTGTCTTACTATTCCATTGTGTTGCTCGAATACCGATTTACCTACTTGTTTTCCGTCAAGCATTACCGTAGTATGAATCTCGTACTTACCGCCACTGCTCATACCAGCCATAGCACTGCGCATAGCGTTATATACTCCACCGCTTACCGCACTTACGATTTGGTCATTATTAGCTACTGCGGTTTTTTTACCGATACGTCCTACTAACTCGGGTCCAGCTTCACGAGCTACGAACATTTCTCCCATGTCAGGGAATCCACCATTGGCATATAGATTCATCTTAAAAGTTTCACCCGCAATTTTAATTCCAGTTTTAGCTAGCTTAAAATCAACTGTAGCAGTTTTAGCTTTTTCAAAGTTTTTATTTATTTTTTCAATAGCCTTTTCCGCTTTCGAAGTATCTACTTTAAATTCTGCTTTTTGATCTTCAAAATTCTTCTTAGCTTTTTTTCCAGATTTTTTGCTACTTTCTTCTACCTTGGTATCTTTATCCATTTCCTTAGCTAAATTATCAACATATTGCTGTGCTACACTGGTTCCGTTTTTTTGTGCTTCTTCTAATTGTTTCATATAATAATTATAACTGTCTGTACCAGCTTCTATATGATGTTTTTTCAAGATGCCTAGAGCTTTCTGCTTTTGACGAGCCATTTCAGCTCCTACACTTGTTCCATTATTTACTAAGTCCTTGTACTGTAATTCCAGTTGTGTTTTTTCCTCATCTGTCATTGTCTTATATGTATTGCCTAACTTTTCTTTCATTTCATCTAGAGTTTGACCAGTAGCAATACCTTTATTTATCATACATTGAATGACATAATTTCTAGCTTCCTGAGCCTTGGATTTCTCTAAGTCAGTCATATATTCTACTTGGTCTCCGTGCCCCTGGATCACCAAATCATAGTCACTTAATTTCTGCATCATGCCATCCCATGTATATGTTACTTCACCAGATTTACCTATTTGTTCATCGTACTCCAGCGATAAATCAACAAAACTTTGTGCAAGCTCTTGAGCGCTAACGCTACTTTGGTCCATTGCGTATTTACTTTGTACTTCTAACGCAGCCCATTCCGTCAATTCTTCTTTGTTTAATGCCATAGCCGTTCCAGCTTCTTCGTATGCATTTTGTGCATTTTCTAATGTTTCCACCAAATCTTTATTACTTCTTTGTACCGTATCGATAGCCCCTAAATAACTTTGACCATTATTCATGTACTCGCTTATTTTAGCATTATAATTATCCTGGGCAGAATTTAACTCCTTGGTAGCTATGGTTAGTTGTTGCGTAGTTTGGCTTTCCTCCAAAAGCGCTTGTCCATACGCATCTTCTTGAGCTCCCAACATCGCTCTTATCTTCATGGCTTCTATGTTTTCCATAATCGCTTCCTTGGTTTCTACAAGTTTAATCCGACCATTTTCAAGCTCTATAACAGTTCTACCGCAATATTGATTTAACTGATCCACCTTTTCTTGTACATTACCCACTTTGTTTGCGTTTTCGCCGTTTAAGGCTATAAGTTCGCCAGCATATTGCTTAATCCGTTCGTAGTCTCCCAACTGGGAATTCATACCTTCTTTAGCAGATTCATTTAACTCTCGTTGTTTTTCAGCCATCTTTTTACACTCTTCCGCAAGTTTTTGCGATTTCTTAATCTGCTTTTCTTGTGCATCTGTTAATTTATTACTGTCACCTATTAACGCTACACAAGCTATACTTACTGCACCAAGAGCACCTACTACTGCTACCAAAGGGTTAGATGCTAAGAAACTCATTACACTTCCTAAAATTCCACTAGATGCAACTGCGCCATCTGTCGCAACAGATAAAGCACCCATTTTTACACCAACATTTTGAATTACACTTCCCAAAGGAGCACATGCAGTATTTAATTTACCTACAAAATTAATCATGGAGCTTAGGGGTCCATTATTTGCTAACACAGCTTCTTTTATTGCCATGAACGTCATTTGCGCACCACAATTTTTAAACAATGTAATTGTGTTTAATAATGTTTTAAACACAGTACTTGTACTTGAAATTTCCTTTACTTTCCAAGCACCGATAAAAGCAACTACTAGCGGAGTCACCCCTGACACAAGTGGTTTCAATGCCTTAAATGTTATGCCTAACACCTCTATTACTGTAGCAACTGCATCAATACCTTTCAAAATTGCACCACCACATAATTTTAATAATTCAGTAGCTAATTTCTGACACACAGAAATACCAGGTTTTATAGCATCTAATATTTTTGCTAATCCTTTCATAGCTTTGGATAAACTATTAATAATACTTGGTACTGCTTTTTCAATAGCCCATTTAGATAATGGTTCTAATACATTTTTATAAGCATCATATAAATAATTACTTACTACAACCGCTATATCTTCAAACGCTTCACTTAATCCTCTTACACTCTTTAATGCTGGTGTAAAATCTAATTCCTTAGTAAACTTTTCAATATCTTCTGTTATAAGTTCAACACATTCCAATAATGTATTGAAACTGTTCCATAAATTCTGTACTATCTGTGTACCATAATTGCAAGTGTCCCATGCTTCCCTGAAATTTTTTGCTATATTCCCGATACTGTTGTTCAGGTTCGTAACTATTTTTAAAATACGACTTATTGTTTCTTCACCAGTTCCATTCTGCCATACAGTGCTGAAACTATTTCCAATACTACCTATTAATTTTCCTATCTCATCCCATTGATATTCGATAGAATCAAGAACACCTTTACCATATTTGTTCCAGCTTTCTGTAACTGGTTTAAACATTTCAGCCATTTTTTTGGCTAATCGGTCCATCATTTCATTTGTTTGATTTTCAAGACCTTTTAGAAAATCATACTGTGGTAGTTCTATATCACCTATAGAACCTCCTCCACCATTACCATTACTATTACCACCTGAATCACCATCATCAGGTTTACTTATTATGTTAAGTTCATCGAATCCCATTAACTGTTTTTTTAATTTTTTAATTTTATCCGATGTTCCACCCACTGCATCACTTGCATTATCCGCAGAATCTTCTATATCATCTAAAGCCCCTCCATTTATACCACTGTAGTCAATTTTAGGTAACTCGAATCCAAAGAAGTTAGCAATAGTATTAGCTAAAGAAGTTAGCCACTGTACTGCTATCTGTACATATGGAATTAACTTGCTTATAAATACACTTGCAATATTACCTACTGCACGTTTTAGCATCGTAAACTGTTGCGTTAAAATACGAACTGCATTCGCTGGTGTAGCAATTGTACGTGCCATATCATTAAATACATCTACTTTAGATGCATTATCCATAATAGTTATGTAACGCATAATAGCTTGTGTGTTTTGGTCCCAGTCAGATACTGCACCATCAAGCCCATATCTAAGCCCAGTTTGTTTAACCATAGCTACAGATACATTGTTACCATAATCTTTAAGACCTTTGATTTGTCCACTCATCGCTGAATTAATTTTATCGAATGATTCACTAGGATCAACATTCATCAACGATGAATAATCATAAGCTAACTGTGTTAAATTCTGTGACATGATCTGTGCTTTATCACTTGCTACACCAAATCCAGTAATAAGGTTATTTAACCTACCTTGAAAACTCATCCATTCACTGGTATCAATCCCCATAGCTTCTTGAACCTTGTTTGCAAAGTCTAAAGCGCTTTGAGTGGTTTCACCCATTGCAACATTGAATAGGTTTAAGTTTTCTACATATTGTGATGATTCTTCAAATACACTTGTTACAGCACTAGTTAGACCTTGTACAACAAATGTAACAGTTTTAAAACTCGCTACCGATTTACCTAATCGGCTCATTAAGCTACCGCTTGTTTTGCTTGCTTTAGAAGCACTTCTTGAATAGCTTTCCATTTGTGTAGTTGCTTTTTTTATGTGCCATGGTAAATTACTAAATGCTTTCCCTAACTTAATAGATACTCCATTAAGCGGTTTTATTGCACTCGCCAACTGTTTCATTTGTGAAGTGAATTTATTGAAGTCGACATCGTTTAAAGCTCTCTGCATTTCAGGTAATTTCTTTAATTGATTAAAGAAACTTCCTAGATTTGTTTTTCCTAATTCTTGCAGTGGTTGCATTGCACTAGTCAGTTGTTTTATATCATTAGTAAATTTATTGAAATCAACATTACCAACACTTTCAGAAATCATTTTCATATCAGAAAGTTGTTTTAACAAACCAGTAGCACCAGTTTTAAATCCATTCAATTCCTTAAAACCAGAAGCCATACGCTTAACTTTGTCACCGATGCTACCAAGTTGTGCTAAATTGTTGCCACCTGATACATCAGCTAGATTTTTTAATGCAGTAGAAAAACTTCTTAAACTGCCAGCTCCATTAAGATTATTTTTTAAATTTCCTAATGAGCCAGCTAATTTGTCTATCTCTTTACTTGCATTACTGGAATTACTTTCTATTTCAATACTTAGTTTGTCTATTTCTATTGACATTTTAGATAACCTCCTTTCCTTAATATTTAAGGCTCTCGGTTCGGCTCATTATTTAAATTTATTTACGAAGTTCTTTAACCATACCTCAGCTTTTGCTGATTCTTCTATCTCACATTCTTCCTGAGATTTTACAACATCGAACTGGTATGGTTTTTCAGCATACTTTTGAGGTTGTGATTTACCTCTACACCATACGTTATATACAACTGTACTAACTGCATCATATATATACATCCCCTGAATCCACATATCAGTATTCTTGCGTTCATTGCGTAACTTATCTGCTTTGCGATAATATTTAGCAAGCGCTGGATCATCATCCCAGAACTGCTCATATGTCATTCCTATACTTAAATAAAATGGAAAAACTTCGTAAAATGTTTCTGTAAATGCTTTTGAGGACGGTTTTTCTAAAATGTCGCCGTCCAGCTGATTGCGTTTTTTTCTGTTTTTTCCTCAAATAAACTATTTAATGTTTCCATTGCCATTTCACTTAATTTGTTATACATTTCATTTTTATTAGTAAATAAATCAAACATTTCTTCTACTAAATCTTTTGAAATTCTTTTATGATTAGCAAAGAAAGCATACTGAAATAATTTAGGTAAAATAGTTACTGGTTTTTTATCCATTTCAGATAATACAATACCATCTGCTTCCATTTTTTCTAATGTTTTTCTTGTGTATTCTAATGTGTAATCTACATCATTATAAGTAAAGTTAATTGTTTTTTTCATGTTATTTTCCTCCTAATAAACTACACAAGGATTAACCTTGTGCAGTAGTTGATTTTGTTTGCCATGTTGGCGCATTTGTTGGTGTAATATATAAGTTTGTTTCCAATACACTGTTTACCGACATTGCTGGTAAACCCATAGCACTAGGCTGACCCGTAAAGAAAACTGACTTTTCTAATTTTGGATGTTCAATTTCAAACCAAACTGATTTATCCGATTCTGTTGCAGTTTTATAAGCACTTACTAAAGTAGTCCATGCTTCTTCTAATTCGGTAGTAAAGTTCGCTAAAAAAGATAACGCACCTCCTAAGTCTTTTAAACCTTCAACATATGTTTTATACTCAGTTTCTGATAATGTAGTTGTTTCTAATGTTTCAGGTTCTGGGTTCATTTCAGGGACTTCTTTAATATCAGGTAAAACTTTATATCCACTTGTTGGTCTTGTCCCAGCAGTAGCTTCTACTGCATATTTAATTTTTACACCAGCTGTACTTAATGCAATTCCCATATTTTATATTCCTCCTATTGAGTTTGAATTTTTAAACCTTGCGATTCTTCTATATATAGTACTGTCTGTACTTTTTACGCTTTGATTAAATGTTCTTAGATAACCAACATCAACAAATACATCATTTACAATACTGATTATCTTTTTACATTCTTCTTTTTCATAATTACTCACAACTTCAACCTTATAACTCTCGATTGATACATTTTCAGAATTTTCCAATGTGCAATATTGAGTGTTTATAAGGTTATCAGCCTGAGTAATGCTAACTGCTGGAAATTTAGAAGGTGTGTTTGATAATTCCTCTCCAATTATATAAATATTATCAACGCCATATTCTTCACGCAGTTTTGAAGCGACTACTTTAAATATATAATCTTCATGATCTATCATTTAAACACCTCCCTGATAATCTTTTCCAGCTTGTTATAACGAAGTTCAATTGCAGTTTCATACATGAACGGACGTGAAGGCATA